CCACCTAATAATCCACCGAGGGCTGCACCGCCTAATGCGCCATAACCCGCACCGATTGATGGGAACGCTTGACCTAGTGCATAACCGCCTAGACCACCAGCAAGACCGCCACCAAGGATTCCTGCACCACGATTTTGGTAGGTAGGTGCATTTGTGGTTTGTGTGCCATAACTTCCTAATGGAGTGCCATAGACCGATGACAAATAGCCTTGAAGTTGCTGATAGGGTAACTGTTGTCCAAACTGATAACGAGCCAATTGCTCTTGTAGAGGTTGTGCTGCGATTGCCTCTTGTTGCGCGCCAACTTGGGCTAATGTCTGCGATGGTAGGAATTGTTGGCTGTAGAACTGAGGTGCTAAACCTGCTAACTGAGATTGGGCTAATTGAGCCTGTTGCTGTAGTCCTCGTTCCTGTTGGTACTGTGTGCCTGCGATATTGGCTGTAATGTCCCCTAGAGACCGCCCATAAGCCTCTGTAGCAGTTCCCAAGGCTCTTTCCATACTACCGCTACCCAAACGACCAGACTTGCTGTAAAGGCTCGAAATGCCTGGCAATACTGCTTGGCTAAACTGTTGTGTTAATGGGCGAGTCGCTGCCTCCATCATCGCTTGTTGATAAGGATTCGCATTTAAGAACCCACCGGCAGCAGTTTGTCCAACTTGACCTAAAGACGATGTATAAGCCTGTTGAGCCTGTTGTAGAACTGGAGACTGTTGACGAGCCAATTGTTCTTGCTGTGCAATAGCCTCAGTCGTAGCAGCAGATGGGCTTACATAGGTCTGACCAGGAAAGAACTCAGGTTGCTGTCCTGTCAAAAATAGACTCTGCGCCCTTTCTAGACCTTGGGTAAGGTATGGGAGTAACGCTGGATCAATTGACGATGTGCTTGTGGTTGTTGCCATAGTTTTATCCTACGATGATGTATTTATAAGTCATGCCTGAAACTGTATTAGCTGGATGGCTAATAGTGGCACTTCCGTTGGTTACTGCTGATATATAAGGTCTTGTAAATAAATTGCTTGTGTATCCATTCGATGACAGATAACTAACTGTTGCTATAACACTAGGTGTTGTTGGTCTAGTTGGTGTGCTTTGTGTTGCAAAATGCTCTAGGCTTACACCGATGTCGCTTGGTCTCCATGCTAACTGCACATAATCATCTTTTTGCAATGCAATAAAGAAATTTAGTGCAGCAATTGCTCTTGATGCTGTTCCAGACGATTTTCTCTGTTTGATCCCAAACTCACTATTACTGTTTGCAACATCAGATCCATTCTTTCTGAACCAAATACTAACCTCTTGCACATCGTTAGTCGTGTTAATTAACTGTGCAGAAAACTGAATATTGTAGAGTCCTGCGTAATCTACTTTTAACTTTGTGCTGTCTACAAGGCTACCACCTAACGCATAATCCGTTGTAGAGAACGACATAATATTTACTGCTGTTGTTGTTGTTGCTGCTTGGTCTGTATCGTCTTGTACCGCTAAATAAGGGTAATACGCTGTAGCCGACACATCATCTGTTGCCATCAACAAGATGACAGAATCTACACCAATACGAGCATCTGTAATAGTAGTAGTAGAAGCACCACCTGTTGCTAGAGTTACCGACCCTGTATTGTTGGTCTTGCCATTCATAATGCCATTGACTACTTCGGCAACACCGCGCTGATCTGCTCCAAACGGAGGCAACACTCGAAACATTATCTAGTTCCTAACGGGTTCATTTCTACATCAATCCCTACTGTATTAGTCCATTGACCTGTAGGAGTTAATTGTAGACGATGATACCTTCCAACACCACGCAAAGATACTCTATTTTCGGCATCTGCTGCTGTCTGTGAACCAAATATGACTTGTTCGCTTAAAAGCCTACGAGAGAATAATGCAACGCTACCAGAGCCATTATCCACAATTGGTTTAGCTAGAGTGATAGCTGAGGTTACACCTGGCATCTCAATATCGCCTGTCTCAATGTAGGCTGTATTGTTTGCACCTGAGAATGTAATGATCTTGGTGTTTCTGACACCGGCAAACTGCATCTTTCCACCAAGCCAAATACGGCTATCAAACGAGGTAGGAATAGTGTCTAAATTACCGAATACATCTAATCCTTCTAAAGCTACAGAGGGTGTAGAAGATGATGCAATTCTGCTTGCATTAGTTGTACCGCTAGTCCACTTGTTTGTCTGATAATTGTAGATAAGTAGTTTATCTACAGTTGCAGAGGCTTGAGAAGCATAAGCCCAAATAACGAGCTTTCTTGCAGGATCTACTGCTGCCGACATAAGGTTTAATGCACCTTCATCAACATCTGAAAAAAAGTATCGATTGACCTTTTCGTTCCCAATCGGAATAATCTGCTGTCCATCACACGCATAAAAACCATCGTCTGATAAAAAGAACGATGTGCCACCATACTGAATAATCGAGTTTGCCTCGTAGCACCCTTGGTTTCTGCTGATATTGTCAAACTGAAACACCAAAGGACTGCCAATATACGACATCCGATGGATAGAACGATCCATAAAGACTAGACCATACTCGCCACCTGTAAGACCGACTACAGAGCCACCATCAGGAATGTCTTGGAAGTCTGCCTGTGTAGTCGCAGAGTTAGCCCAAGAGGACTCATCTCCCAATGCTGACCATTGCACCCTGTTTGGATATACAGTAGAACTGTTTATGTAACCAGAAACAACAAAGTCTCTAACTACAGTTACATATCGTGCTTGTGGTGCATCGGAGGCTAGGTCTTGGAATGTAGAACTTGTGTTTACATTGTATCCCTGTAACCTGTTACCGCCATTCGCTGCGACCAACACATTACCAAATTGAGTAAATCTCCAACGCTGATTGGTAGGAGTTGTGTATAAAAATGTTACTGTGCCTGTATCAGCCGTTGTTGTAATGTCTGTGCCAGTTTGAGCATAACTAAATGTTGTAGAAGTAACTACTGTAATAGTAAATGTGCCATTGACACCAGTAGTAGATGTTGCAGCTACTGTTACCGAATCGCCCACAGAATATCCATGAGCAACAGATGTGGTAATAGTAACGACATTGGTTGTTCTGACAACATTGGTAATTGTTCTGCTTGCCTTGACTACAGAATCCAAAGATAGGTCTGTAGTGTCTAACTTAAATAGTTTTGTAGCACCGCCAGCAAACACAAGTGTTACTCCTGCTGATGTTCTAGCAGCAACTACATTGTTTAGGTTCTCGGATGTTGCACCAGAATAGTCCTCGGCTGCGTTAATAGCACCATATCCCAAAGCCTTAGAAAAGACATTTTCTGCCCTTTGTAATCCATTGGCTAGACCTGGCTGATCTGGAGTCCACTCCCCGAAAGTTATTCTACTTATTGCCATTGTGAGTTTCCGCTAGATATATTTGACCAAGTTGTTACTGTTGGTGTTGTTCCTGTCCAAGTCTCTGAGCCTGACGATGCAACAGTCCATACTGTCGCACTAGGTGATACACCTGTCCAAGCCTCTGTTCCTGCTGTCTCGTCTGTCCAGTTATCGCCTAAGACTCTGCCAAAGCAATTAACTAGGGTTATTCCGTTGACTGTTGCTACTGCGCTATAAATGGCTACTGGGCTTGCTGTTACTGTTGCAAAGCACTCTATTGAACCTGTACCTTCGTATTCAACACCGCCAACAGCACTAATTGTAGCTGTTGCTGTAATACTGCCTGTGCCTAGTCTTTCTCTGATTCCTTCTGCAACTGCTGTGCCTGTGGCTGAAATAGAGCCAGAGCCTGTTCTAGTCCTAATAGCGACTGCCGATACTGTACCTGTTGCGCTGACAGCACCTGATCCACTAAATATTCCAAATCCATTAGCGAGGATCGTTGCCACACAGCTAACAGATCCAGAGCTTGTTCTAATTCTGATTGATTCTGCACTTACTGTTCCTTGTGCTACGACTGAGCCTGATCCACTACGGATTGCAAAACCATTAGCAGTTACTGTGCCATCGGCTGTAATAGAGCCTGATGAAGTTCTTGTTCTTATTGCGCTAGATACGACTGTGCCATTAGCAGTTACTGATCCTGCACCTTGTCTTGTCCTAATACCATTGGCTGATGCACTAGCGTTAGCTGTTACCGAACCATCACCATACAGAATACAAGTGTTAGGTGAGTTCCATATTGGATCATCAAACGAAACAAGTATTTGCTCTAGCGTTCCAAACTGATCGATACTATCAATCGAGAACGCGCCACAGTAATCCGCAGGCATATTAAGCCAATGTTACTGTCAGACTTCCTGATGCAATCTTAAACAAATCGCCTGTTTCTATGGTCTTGGATGCATCTAGGGCTGTGTGATACAAAAGGTTGCCAGTAGTAAGTGCATCTAGGATTCCAATGTGGCTGACTGTTCCCCATGTAGAAGTACATTGTGGGAATGTAATGTCAGCAGTAGTGGTAGATACTCCGTTACTAGGCGCACCAAAGGTAGCTGATTGACGAGCATACGATCCACCACTTACCTCTGTGCCTGAACCAGCATCTGTTGGGTCTGCTGTATAGAGACCAACATAGACTGTTGTAGGAGAGGTAAAGGTTGTTGCTCGTAGAGTTGCATTAATAAGTGCGTTCTCTAGGTAGTTTGACATTTCAGCCATGTTATTTCCTTATCGTGAAGTTACGCGCATTTGTAATGGGACACCCGAATACTCGCTATTTTGGTCTGCATCGGATATGTTTTTGATTGCTCTGTCGTACAGGGTTGCCCATGTCTGACTTCTTGCATCGTTAATTAAGTATGGCTCTGCCTCTAAAAGACTTGCATAGAGGAGAGCATCTGGATAATTAGCAAGAAATACATTGCTTGCATTACCAGTAGACAATACAGTAGGTTTAGCATAGTAGAGGATCTCCAATGTATATGCTGTATCTGGCTTTGGTGCTAACTCAAACTCAGTTGCCAGGATTGTGTAATAAATTGGTTTGCCACTCTCGTCTGCTGGAGCATCTCTAGTAAATGTACTAGGAGACATATAGGTAACTGGGTATCTTGGGTTGCCTTGGATATGCAAATCACGAATCTCTAAGAAGTCTGTAGGTAATGCTACTTTGCCATCACCGCTTACTGTTAATGCAGTAGCTGACTGTAACATCTGCCGAGTGCGTAGGTCTCTAGCCATGCGTAGCTCTGCAAAGCTAATAAAGTCGGGGATAACCGATGTTAAGTCTGATCGACCTAAGTAGTTAGCCACCGATGCTTTCAGATCGGTAAAGTTTGTGTAAGCCATAATTTCCTAATCTTTTGGTAGTTCGATGTTATGCCATCCATAGACATACTGCCCAATATGCTTAATTCCTTTGGATAGATCGTGATCTACCCAAGTGTCGATTCTTGCATCCTTTGCTTTGATGCAAAAGTAAATGTCCTCTCCTAACAATTTATTGTTCTTTAACTGCTCAAAGTAAAAGTAGGGCTTTTCTAGCTTGTCAAATACGCTTGCTTTTATAAGCATTATCCCACAGCCAATACCATCTACTACTTCTATTCCTTCTTTTGCATTTGAGTAAACAGGCAAAAAGATGACTGAACCATCTTCGTTAATCTGTATGTTTCTAGCAGTCGGTGATACTGGTTCTGCTCTGGTTGTCGCATTTACTCCAATGATCTCTTTATCGTGAGATAGCAATATCTTTAATGTGTCTTTTGGAAACCTCATGTCTGCATCGATAAACAGCATATAGTCTGCTTTTATATCTAATGCACTTTGCACTAGGCTATTTCTCTGATCGAATATCAGAGTGCCCTGTGCGGTAAATAAATCTATATCGTAATCAGTTGTCTTTACTGTGTAGGTAAGCATTGCCATCATATCGAAAGCAGTAGATACCTCCATCTGACCTCTTGCTGGTATCAATACAGCGATTCTCATACCTGACCTCCTCTGGTTCTAAATACCTTGTTTTCAGGGTTATTTAGCCACTTCTTGAGGGCATTTTGGTCGGTAATGTGATAACCACGCATGATTCCCATCTCGTTTAGAGTCTCAATAATCTCTAATGGTAATGATGCTATTTTATTCTTTGCATCGAATGGAGAGTCTCCCCATCCTGTCTTTTCGCTACGCTGATTAAATTGTTCCTTGGTATGGTCAATAAAATCTGTTAAGTCTGTTTCTGTCTTAATGATAAGACCGCCTTCGCCATCTGCGTAGGCTGTTTTTACCACTCCGTTTACTACACCTAAGTTACCTCGTTTACCGAGTTCTGACATAAAGACTCCTAGAAAGGGGGCAGGTTTTGCCCACCCCCTATTCTACAACTTATCTGTTATTTATCAAGATAAGTCGAATACACCGCCATGAGCAGCTTCGTTGCGAACTTCCAATGTCAACTCAGCCAAGATTTGTTTCTTGTCAGCATCGCCAACTTTAGCGATGTCGTTGGTTTGGAATGGGCGCAAGTAAGCCAATGCTGCATACTCAGGATCAAGGATCAGAGCATCACGAGTACGCATAAAGCGATTAGGAACGATCTGCAATACACCAAAGTCGGACTGATACAAATCAGCACCGGCTAGGATTGTTGCTTGACCATTCGTAGGCACTTGATAACGCTGTGCTGCCAAACCTGTGAAGCCTGATACAACTTGCTTCTGTGTGGGGCTTACAAAGAGTGCTGAAGGTGTGCCACCGCTTGCAAATACTTCTGCGATAACAGTCTTGAGCAATGTCTCTGTGAAAGAACGGGTTGTTCCATCTGTACGAGTAGAAACACCAATGGTTGTTGGGTCTACACCAGTTACTGATGTGCCGTTAACAGAAGTATTGGTCTTGATGTAAGACAAGAGTGAACCCATCTTACGAGCATTACCTGTAGAGGCTGCTGTCTGACCTTGATTAGCTGTGATGATTGTCTCAATATCACGCTTGATCTCAGACGAGGCTTTAGCCAATTGGTATGCCATCTCAGACTTACGACCAGCGAGGTCAGAAGCCAAGAGAGTACCAGAAACCATAACTGTCTTACCAACGATCTGGGTGTAGTTACCAAGACGAGTTGTTGGGGTGATGCTTGCCTCAGTAGCCGATGCACCTTCTACTAATGCGTTAGCGGTAGTAGCTGCTGCAAGGCTGTCTGTTTGCCACTCATGGTAAACCGAGGTAGCCTTGGTTTTGCCAATGGATGACATGATTGGGGTGTCGGTAGGGCTGATGTCATAGATAACATCGGTTAAGTCCTCACGCGCACCGATTGCTGTGTGGCGATCATATGCTGCCATAATAAATTTCCTTTATAAAAATCGTTCAAATAAACGAACCGCATCTTTTTTATTGCCAGATTGGCGTAATACGGCTCTCTCTTTTTTAAATGTTTCATTATCAGAACTCTGCGGATTAGAAGTTCCTGGTCGAATAGTCTTTGGAGCAGTAGCTACTTTCTTAGAAGTAACTCCCTTGTTTGCCATCAACTTATCGTACTGTGCTGCTTTATAGAGGGCTAGTACAGCGCGACTATCGTAAACCTGAGACAACTCTTGATCGGAAAATCCTTGAGCTTTAGCATAATTGCGTATGTCTCTACGGATTACTTCGGCTTTCACATCATCCTTAAACTCTGGGATAGCCTCTACAAGTTTCTGTTGCTCTGCTTGGATATGCTTTTGCAACTGTGCTTGAGTGTAGGACTGCTGTTCTTGTTGAACTCGCTGTCTTTCAATTTGCACCGCTTGCAACTGCTTCTCTCGTTCCATCTTCTCTGCCATTGCAACTGCGTAAGCAATAGGATCTTCTGCCTTCAATGAGGACAGATCTTCTCCTTGGTTTTGCTGATGTAACAGTTGCTCGATGACTTGGAGTCGTTGGGCATAGGTTTCTCTGGTCTTTGCTGCTTCTGCAATCTTTACTCGATCAGCTTCTACAGCCTTTCGTTGTTCCGCTAAAGATTGAGTTTTCTTCTGATAATCGGCAGTCCTACTGTAGCCATTTAGAAGTTCATCAAGGCTAACTTCCACTTCTTCACCAGAGACTTTAACTCGGTAGCGCGGTTGTTCCTCTACAACTTCTTCTTGGCTCTCAGCTTCTTCTGCACTTACATCTTGCTCCTCGAACTGTGATGCATCAGAATATTCTTCTGATTGCTCTGCACTAGGTTCTGGTTGGGCTTTCGCCTCCTCCGCTTGTGGTTCAAGAAAAGACATAAATGCATTAGCTGCACCTGATACAGAATTGTCTACACTCCCTTGTGGGTTGGTGTTTTCACTCATTTTCGACCTCTATGGTTGTTAAAAAACCTTTACACGCTTCTTTTCAATTTCGCCATTGTGTGCGATTGATTGAATAGATGCTTCAAATTCCTCTAGTGCCTTTAGTTTTACTAAGGCTTTCTCTCTACCTTCTACATCATGCTCGGCAGAACTAAAGATATACGACTTGAATGAGTCTTTCTGAGCCTGTAATAGCTCTTGGAAAAACTCATCACCTAATAATGTTTTAGCTCTATCTACTTTGTTCATCCAGGTATCCTGACATCTCCGCTAATTTTAGCCCCGATTTGTGCTGCCTTCAATTGGGCTTCTGCTTGGAACTCTGCTGTCTTGAGCTCTAAGTTAGCTGCTGCCTTCTCTCTTTCGAGTTGGATAGAGGCTTGTGCTTTTGCTTTAGCGATTTCAATGTCGTTTAGAGCTTTAGCACGATCTACTTCGATCTGTGCCTGTGCCTGTTGCATCATCATATCTAACGCAGGGTTAGGCTGTTGTTGCTGTGGCTGTGGCTGAGATAGTTGTTGGTCTAGCTCTGGTGGAATCTCCTTGAAGAACTCCATTGAGTCTTTGTACCCTGCTGCCTCGATAAACTTACCAAGTGTGTTGCGATACTGACCCACGCTTACTAACGGATTAGCAAAGCCTTGGGTTGTCAGAATCTGCTCTTGTTTCTGCATAACCATTGCTGCCATAGCCATCTTCTGATCTTGGCTACCTGTGCCTAGACCGACATTGACTGTTACATCGTAGTTGTTCTTCCACTCTCTTGGGTCGATAGAGACATACTTGCCTCGTAAACGAATGACCCTTGGCTTGTCCTGATACTTTAGGATCAAGTGGAATATGCCTGCGAATAAGTCTTTTACACCTGTATCGGCAAAGATTCTAGCAATCATCTCTATACGACCAGAGCCTGCTTGTTGCATTGCTGCAATTGCTGTGGCTGTGGTGTTTTGTAGAATGTTAGGATCTATTCCTTGGCTTGTAGAAGTAACACCTGAACGCTTCTGCAATACCTGATCCATGTAATCGAGCATTGGGAACGACTGAGATGCTGTTGCCGGTACAGACAATGGTTGAACCGCACCCTGAGACTTAATCCGCACTACACCGCCAGGCGATGAGGTTAGTAGGTCATCTAGGTTTACTTGTCCGTCTAGGGCTGTAACCCTAGGCATATTGGTTAGGTACAGGTTATCTAGGATCTGACGAGTAATCGTAGACTTGATAAGCTGTATGTCCATTGCTCTGTCGGCTAGACTTTGACCAAAGAACTTGTGTGGCATAGGAATCGGGCAGATGCTTGCAAAGGGAATGTGATCTGTTTCCTCGTTGTCAATAATCTGATCGCCTGCATAGACTACCTTGCGGAGTTCTGCAATACCATCACCATCAAAGTCGGTACGAATATAGCACTCGAACAACTCTACTTCTTGCATCGTAAAGTCTAGGCTTTGTGTCTCGTCTGGCATCTCGCCTGCGCTGTACCTTGCTACTCTTTCAGGAGTATAAGTAAGGTCGTTGTACGCTGGCATCTTGTCCACTTTGTCTTGTGGATAGCCCATAGCGATTAAGTCTGAACGAGTCTTAACTGTGCGATGTGCGACAAATCTTGCGTTCTTAATGCTCTTATCGCGCTTGGCAATTAAGAACTCCTCTGGTGGCACATTCTCTACACAAACCTTACCGACTTCTTTTTTCTTCTTGATGACTACATTGTAAGAAAGGATAGGCATACCCATTGGGTCTATGCCGACTTCCTCGGTCTCTTGGCTAATAAGTTCCATCTCATTATCAGCAAACAGAAGTGTTAGTTCTTCTGCGTTCAGACCTTTGTATTCTTCTTTAGTAGGATCTTCGCTATCCTCCCACCAATACTTAACGATTCCGTTCTTCTGTAGAAGTGCATCCTTCATCCAGTTATGTAGGATGATGACACCATCGTTATCGCTAAAGAACACATAGTTTGTAAGTTCGGTAGCTTGCTTGGCGAACTCCTCGTCTCCTGGCATCCTTGGCTCGAACCTACCTAATTCGTCTGATCCAGCAAAGATACGCATTAACTGAGGTAAAGCACCATCTACGACCTCGGCTACTTCGCCTGTTACGATCTTAGAACGACCATCTACCTCGTTGCCATACTCGTAACGATTGTAGTAGTTGATCGCCTTTGTGCGTTGCTCTACTGTCTCGGTCTCTACATAGCCGATAGCATCGTCTATCTCTGCTTCGAGAATGACCTTTAGTTTTTGTTCATCCATTTATTCGTTTCCTAGCAATCTCAAAATATGCTTCGTCTTTCTCTATGCCGATAAAGTTTCTGTTCAAATTCTTACAAGCTACGCCAGTAGTTCCGCTACCCATAAATGGATCTAATACAGTTTCTGTCGGGTTGCTATGAATCTTTACCAAACTTTCCATTAAAGATAGGTTTTTTTGGGTTGGGTGCAGTCCTGTTTCTATTGATGCTACAAACTTTGGTCTTTGATACTTTTCGTCTTGCCTATTAAATGTCCATTTAGCATTAGTCTTTACAAACCAAATAGCACATTCATAATCTGTAATGTACCGCCTATCTCTGTTTCTAGGCATTGGATTAGACTTCTCTAGCCTAATCATATCTTTTGTATCAAATCCCTTAGACTCTGCATATTTTGCAATATCGCCTAAGTTTTTCCAAGCATTAAAAACAACAAAACTGCCATTTTTATTTAATACTCTAGTTACTTGGTCAATGTAGGAAAACAGATCAAATCCTTTATCCCACTTACCAAAATCTATTCCTGCCCTTCCCATTGTAGAGAAGTTATTGTCTCTTGCAATATTGTATGGTGGATCAGTTAATACTAAGTCTACAGAACCATCTGGTATCTGCTTCATAACCTCTAAGCAATCGCCTAAATGTAGATCGGTCATACTATCCAACTAGTCTTAACTGTTATCGGTTGCGACCAAGTAGTGTTTTGTTCCATTCCTAAAGCTAAATAACGAAAGCTGTCGCTGCCATGACTTGCCCAGTCGTGCATTGGCTTGTCAAAAAAGACATTACGCTTTTCATCATAATCGCGCCTATAGTTCCTAAGACAGTCTAGCCCTTGCTTTACCTGTGGCATATTAAACCAACATCTCGGTAGGAGTCTACGAACTGCCTGAATACCATCATCTACAGAAAGTCTTGGCAGAACCCGAACATCTAGTCCAGCTTCTCTCAACACTTCCAATCTGCTCTTGCCTGTGCCTAGTTCTCTTACTTCTACATCGTGTGGTAGGAGTTGCTCGGCTTTCTCCCAGTTATGTTCTTTTAACCAGTTGACATACCAATCGAGTCCTTGACCATGATTCTCTACATAATCTAGCAGTCTTACTTCTTGTCCTGTTGCTTGTGCCACCCACAACGCTGTGCTATCACCCATGCCCAAATCCCAAGCCACATAAGTTCTACAGAGATCATCTCTCGTAATGTCGCAAAGTCTACCTTTTTCTTCGAGGTCGTTGATGAGTTTGCCATAGTAACTTCCTTCTACTGCTGCATTAAAACTGCACTCGAACTCTTGGTTGTACTTATCGTCTCCCATTTCTTTTCTGGCAGACCATAACTCTTGTTCATCTAGTAGTTTTGTTTCGCTTGCCTTAAACTGTAGTGCACTCCATCCTTCTTCTTTCCCTGCTCTGTCGAACAAGTCCTTGAAGTGGTTATTGCCTTTAGGTGTGCCTATAAACAGACAAAACCCTTTTCTGTCTGCCAAACTGGGTCTCAGGATCTCGTTCCATATTTTTGGGTTCTGATCGCCTATCTCATCTAAAACTGATCCGTCAAAATATTGACCCCTGAGTGAATCTGGGTTATCTGATCCGTATAACTGTATTCGTCTACCAAAGAAGTCTACTCTTAACTCCGCTATATTGGCTGTAGCATCCAATGGTCTTACGAACTCTGTAAGGTAATCCCATGCTACTCTCTTAGCCTGGCTATATGTCGGCGCGATATAAGCATACCTAGGGTTAGGTTTGTCGTTCTCCATAGCTGCTTTTATCAGCGCGTTTAGAGCCTGTACTGTTTTGCCCATGCGCCTGTGTGCCACTACCACTACGAAACGATTATTATCCATCGCCTCATGGATCTGTAACTGTGGTTCTCTTGGCTTGTAGGGGATGACTACTCTTTTTACTTCGTCATCTGCGTACTCTACTTCTCCCAAGCGACCACCATCTTAAAGATGCCACCTTCTGCATTGCTTAGTTCGGTAGTGTTAACAGGCTTACCATCTATCCTGTCCATGACTTCCTTGATTGCCCAAGGCTCTCCGGCTTCTGCTGACTTGACTAGCTTCTCGGTAATGTTCCTGAGTTTCTTACGATCCTCTTGTACTAGGGCTACTCTTAGTGCATCGTAAAAGAGCTTTCCCTTCTTACCATTCTGATTGCCTGTAGGTGCGCCACCTTTATTAGTTGGCTCAACTTGTAGATTATTGTTTTCTGTAGAGTTTTCCATTCCATTCCCTATGGGTTGATGGTTGATGATGTTGCTATTCTACAACAGTTTTACTAATATAAACATAACAAACTACTTTACTTCTACATTTGCTGTAGATAAAATAAATCTACAAACAGGGGGAAAAATGAACTATAAAAACTTTGAAATTGTATACAAACCAGAGTTAAATTCTTATGCAATTATTGATAGCAAATTTAATCAAGAGATTAAATGTAAGTCTGTTCAAGCCTGTAAAGTTCGTATTTCTAAAATTCTTGCTACTCGTCAGCGTATGGGTATTTTATAAAACTACTGCCAACAATTAATCTATCAGCCCATCAATATTTAATGGTGGATTATTTTTATCTACAACAACCATTGCGGGCATTGATTTTGCATCTAGTTCTCTTAAAGCATCAAATCTGTGTCCACCTTCTAAAATATAAGCACCTTCTTTATCTAAAACAACAATTAAAGGATTTATTTCTTTAGAATCTTTAATTTGATTGGCTAAGTTTTTTGTTCGTGCTTCTTCCGATACAGAGTAATAAGATGGTTTTCCTTTAGTTTCAAAGATGTTTAATGGAACTTCTCTTACTCCTGGCAAAACAGCATAATCATCTAGTGATGCAGAAATTGAACTTGTATTAGGTATATTTGATCTTACAAATCTTCCATCTACAGTATCGCCTGATTTTAATGGTTTTAGTACAGAATTTAAATCTTTTGATACATCCTTAATACTTGCGCCAACTGGCATACCCTTTGTAAATGGTGCTAAGGCTGCTAAAAGACCATAAGGCTCGCCAGCACTATAACCTTGCATATAAGATGCTTGCATAGGGTCTAACACAGACATATTTGGCTGTTGTGGCAATTGAGCAAAACTTTCTGCAAAGCCCTGTTGCTGTGGCAATGTAGGTACGCCTAGTAGACCGCTAAACAATGTAGGGTTTACTAATGCCCTTGTTGCCCTTGTTGGGATGTCTAACAAGCCTTGTAACCTGGCTTGCGCCATGTCTAGTAGGCTTGCCATATTTATCCTTTTACGAGTACGACCTTCATGCTATCTACCATCCTAGGTAGGATTGTTAGCATTTGGTCTGATATATTCATTTCTTCTGCTAGTTTACTTTTGACCAACTGTAGTTCTTTTACAACAAACTTATCTTTCCACCCTAGATACCAATGCCAATCTGTGTAGTAGAGCCAACTGTTTTCGTTAAATGCTCGTACATGGGTTGGGTCTTGCCAAGCTCCTAGGCTTAGATCGTATGGCACTTGTATGTGGAACTCTCCACCTTCTACAAGTAGATCCTTGCAGTTTGTCATTGCCTTTACTAAGTCTGGGATATGCTCTAAAACATCGTTTGCTGTAATGCTGTCAAACATTCCTTGTTCTACTTTTATCTCTCCAAATCGTGTAGAGATTGTTTCTTCCCAAGGAACTTTTGTAATATCTAGCACCCAATCAGGGTTCTTGATTGCTTGTATATCTGCGTTTAGACAGTCCTGTCGGAAGTCTTTTCCGCTACCTAAATTCAAGTGCCTTGGATATGAACTCATCTATGTTTTCTGAACAAAGTAAAGGTATAAGTTCTTGGATTCTATCATCTGGTAGATCCCACCAGGCACTTTTGTTTAATTGCTCGATCTGTAGATCTGTAAAGCGTTTCTTGATTATTTTGGCTGGATTGCCTGCGACTACGCAATAATCAGGAACATCCTTATGCACTACTGCTTTGGCTGCTACTACTGCTCCGTTACCGATCTTGACTCCAGACATAATGGTGCATTGAGAGCCTAGCCATACATCGTTTCCAATGTGTATATCGCCTTTTGTAGATGGGTGTCCTTGCCCATGCCACTTGAATGTGTCTTGGTTTATGTGTCCGAATGGGTAGGTTGTTACCCAATCTGTTCTGTGATTGCCACCAAGGAATATCTCTACATTGTCTGCGATGCTACAGAAAGATCCTACATGGAGCTTTGATCCCTCTCCCCAACTACGAATGATTAAGTTCTCTAGTCCGTAGCTATATCTCACCATTTAACTTGGTCTACCATTTGGTTCTGTGCGACCAGTAACGAGCAGAAAATTTATCTGGATTTGGATCTTGAGCATTATGCCTAGCATAATAAGACTTTTTTCTTGCTTTTTGTTCTGCTGTCTTAGGATTCTTTCCTGCTCCTTCTACACCTTGTTGCCCAAAACGCACGACCTTAAATTTATCATCTTTTTTTGCTACGACTACATGGCTTTTAGTAGGATGGTTCGGAGTTTTTTTTGGTTTATTAAATCCGCTTACACCAAGTCTTTCAAACAGCTTGGCTGCATCTCTTACTTTCATATATGTTTCCTGTTAAACTATAGCCATTAAGAACACATTGGAATAGCAATCATGGAAAACATCAATTGCCATAACTGTCAAATATTTTTTAAACCAGTTAGAAAAACTACAAAATATTGCTGTAGAAAATGTCAAGCTATACATCTTGCTGTTCGTTTTGGAAAACAACGATCAGAAAAACGAAAGAATGGCAAAGTGCATATATGCCAACAATGCTCTACAGAGTTTTATGCTCCAAAATACAGAACAGATACTGCTAAATTTTGTTCAAAACGATGTATTACTTTGGCTCATCCTGAGATAACCGAAATGGCTAGAAAAAACAGCCCAATTATGAAAAGGGCTGGTTTATCTAAACCTAAAAAATATGTCGTTGTTAATGTAGATGGCAAACGAGTCAGAGAACATAGATATGTTATGGAACAACATTTAGGCAGAAAACTAGAATCTTGGGAACAAGTCCATCACATAAATGGAAATGAAATTGATAATAGAATAGAAAACCTAATGGTTTTGTCTAACTCGGAACATCAAAAACTAGAATTAAAACAATTTACTTCTTAACTTTCATAGACTTACCGGCAGAACTTAATGCAATTGCAATCGCCTGGCGAGGGTTCTTAACGATTTTACCGCCCTTACCAGAGTGCAGTTTGCCCTCTTTGTACTCGCCCATGACTTTGCCGATCTTCTTCTGAGCCTTGGTCATCTTCATTTTTTGCCCTTTACAGGTTTAGCAGTTTTAGCTGCTTGTTTAAAAGCCTTGGCTGTTGGTGCGCCTGCTGTGCCAGGCTTACGCATCTTCTCGCCTGATCCTTCGGCTATGCGTTTTCTCTTTGCTGCGATATTGCTGTAGAGACCCTGTTTCAATCTTCTTCCCCTTCGTATTCTTCTTCTGCACCCATAGGCTCAAAAGCCATACAGCCTCGTTCACCTTTGCAGACAAAATCGAATATTTCGCAATGACCCATATCTTTGGGAACACCGCATTTGCTCATTTCTTCGCCTGTTTCGTAGTATTCGCAAGCTTTGCACTTGCCTTCGCCATCCTTACGATCACCATATTCGGCTGTCAGGACTGCTTTTTTCATGTTGCCTTTATTAATATCGGCATCCATTGTAGAGAGTGGGCAAGATTCGGTATCCGATTCCAATAGACCGCCCTCGGACTTTTCAGCCATCTTAGGCTCTTTGCCAAGGAGTCCAATCATTATTGACATACCTTTTTTTTCCATATTTCACCCAAAAAAAAGCCCTATTGCTAGGGCTATGAAGAAGAATCACTAAATTCTGGGTGCAATTACCCAAGAAAATTATACAAGTGTTTTTTACTTTTGTGAAGTAAACCATTGTTGATGTAGTTCCGGCATATTTTCTTTTATCCATTGCTCTGCCTCTTGGTGGTTTTTGCCATGATCCATTCCGATAGTTTGGCTGCCGACATGGTGGACATAAGACCGACTGACATAGTTTTTATATCCGTTTGCCCTGATTTCTAAGCATTGGATGTCATCCGAGAACCAATTGATAGGTTTGTAGTCTACCCACTTGTCCTTGTGAATATAACCAAAGAGGGGAGAAATAATTTCTGTGGGAATTATTTTTCTTTCTTCTACATATCGGATGCCATCTCTTTCCTTGAAGGTTCGGATGTTTTGGTATCCACGAACATAGTCCGACTTAGCCGACACCCATGCTGTGTCCTCTGGCAAAAGTTCTACATCTGCCATCAACAATTCATAAGAACTAGGGGTTAATACTATGTCATCGTTTGCCACGATTACTTCGTCAAACATAGAGTAGGCAAGACTGACAATATGGTTGTAAGAATCGCCAAAGTTATCCCCAATGTTTTGGACATTGATGGTTTTGTGCCTAGGAAGCCTTAGATCGCTTCCAGAGACAAAAACAGTAACATCTTGTGGCACATACTGGTCTATGCTTGCTAACAGCACAGGGAGGCATTTAGCAGTCTTAGTGGCTATTACGATTGGTACATCTCTCACAGACGAATCTTTCGTTAATCCCATGATTGTAGATTTCGAAAATCCCATTCTCGGTTGTCTTTCTCTCCTGACACCTTGAGCATATCCGCATAGTCTTTAGATTTGGCTTTCTTGTCGAGTTGGTCTTGGAGTCGCTTTTTAGCATTGTGTAGGTCTGTCTCGAATCGTTTTGTAGATATTCTTAGGTGGTGGGCTAGTTGATTCTGACTAGCATAGGGATGGCTCACATACCGAGCCTTTAGTATCTTTCTGAGTTCTAAGGGTAAACCCTTAATTGCTTCTTCTATCAGTTCACCATCTCGATTGTCGGGTTCGTAGTGCGGTTCTTCTGGTGCGTATAGGTTGCCTAGTTCGGGAATGTAGTTCTTTTCAAATGATCGACAAGTAGAGTCTGGCTGTGGAATAACTGATCCAGAAACATACCAAGCCCAGTTTCTTAAGCGGTCATCTAGTGTCATTCACATTCCTGTATTTAATGGACTGTATAATTGTAATCAAATTTTCTGTATTATTTCAATATCTTAACTAATTGTAGAGATGAAATGAAAAATCAATTTGGGCTATACCTGACAGACCAAGAATTTGCAGATAAATGGCAAGAATTTCCTAGTCCGATGTTGATGGCTAAGGAGATTAAGTTTACCCCTAGAGCCATACAAAATAGAAGGAGATCTGTAGAAATAAAATTAGGGATTAAATTAGAAACCAAAATTAATCTTAGAGACGAACACAATAAAAAACAAAAAGAAGAACGATTAGCTAGGTTAAAAGAAGAAAACGAAAATCGTATACAACAAGCACCAATCAACATAAGAAGGGGAACTGATCTTGATAAAGGTAGGATTATTGTTTTTAGCGATGCCCATTTTTATCCTGATGATACTACTACAGCTTTTAAAGCTCTCCTTAAATTTATTGAATACTTTAAGCCGAACATTATTGTTAATAATGGGGATTCCTTTGATGGTGGTTCTATTAGTCGTTTTCCTCGTATCGGTTGGGATAAGAAACCTACTGTTCAAGAAGAACTGGAAGCAAACAAGTTCTACTTAGGAGAGATCGAAAAACGCAGACCAGCAGGTGCTAGGCTCATCCATTGTCTTGGGAATCATGATGCCAGATTTGAAACTTTCCTTGCTGCACAAGCCTCAGCTTACGAGAATGTACATGGATTTCATCTAAAAGACCACTTCCCCCTATGGGAGGGGTGCTGGAGTTTCTTCGTAAACGATGACACAGTTATTAAGCATCGGTTTAAGGGTGGGCGATACGCAGGCTATAACAACGCTGTAGCAGCCCAAACAAACATCATTACAGGTCATACCCATGTCTTAGCTTGTCAGCCGATTACAGGCTATTCTAAAACGATTTGGGGTGTACAAACAGGCACACTAGCCGAACCCAATAGTCTACAGTTTGCTGACTATACAGAGGATTCTCCTAAAGATTGGCGATCAGGTTTTGTTATGTTGTCTTGGGAACGAGGCAGGATGCTTATGCCGGAGATGATTCAAGTCTGCGGAGAGGATGAGGTAGAGTTTCGTGGAGAAATTCTAAAGGTATGAAGTTGACCTCCACTATCCTAAAGAATATCTACAATATGCTTGTGGTGTGTGAGCCTTTCGATAAATGGCATATGCCTTTAGCTGCTCAGATTAAATTTATAGTCAATGCAGATCCCGATGTGATGGGAACTTATATGTATGATGATGGAGAGAAGTGGGAACACACCATTACCATCTCTACTGCCAGGTGCGGATTCCTAGATACAGTTATTAGGACTATGGCTCACGAGATGATCCATATGAGTTTTTATCGTAGAAAAGGTAATAAGTGGGCGCAACATGGAAAGGAGTTCCGTTCTCGCTGTTTTCGTGTTGGAAAAGAACTGGGTCTAGATCCTTTAGAACTTTAAATTTTAATTAGCCATCTATCCTTTGGTTTAGTGATATTTGCTGTAAGACCTAAAGTTTTTACAGATTGTTTAAAAGATAATCCTGTTTTTAGTTGATGATGTCTTGGAATCCTGCGATGAATAAAACCGCCATCTTTATCAATAAAATGAACTTCTGGTCTTGTAACGCCTAAATGCATAAAGTTTGATGCTTTATAAATTCCACCATTGTGTTTATGTTCTGGGTCGCTAAAAGAAACTACAAATTTATATTTCATTTTTTTAAGTTTTTTATGGCAAATACTTAAAAATTTAGTTAGTGGAAAATTATCATTTCTTGGTTCTTTTCTACACAGTCTTTTGAGCTCAATTAAATTATCATCAGTAATTTCAAACCCAGTAATTTTTGATAAAAACTCAGATTGATATGTATTAACTCCAATTCCGTAGTTTGCTACTGCATACAAATCATTTTCTAAAAACCATCCAAAAAATATATTTTGACCAGCAGGAACAATTTTGCTGTAATGATATGTTTCAATAAATGCCTTTGCATCATGTAAAGATATTTCTAATACCTTAGGTGGTTCATCTACAAAATACCCAAAATCAAAAGTATTTTGTTTGCTTTTCATTTAATCACCCCAATATATCCTCGTTCAAAAAGTTCACCAATGGTAGCTCGGTGCGCTTGTTCCCACATCTCAATCCTTGCGACTTTTGTAAGTGTGCTAGATGTGTCGGCTTCCGCATGGCAGCGAAAACAGAGGCTGGCAATGCGAAAATCGGATGACTTAAGTCCACGACCTTTGCCATCTCGTAACTGGTTGGAATGTGCAGCCACGACAGTTCCATCTTCTATCCCACAATGCTGACATGGTAGTAGTCTAGCAACTTCTAGCAGTTTTTTGTTTCTATACACAGATTGCCTTGGTATAGGCTTGTATTCGTTTAGATACTACGACTAGTTCTTCCGATGCCAGTAAAGCCTGTTTTACATCATTCTTTAGCATAGAGTCGTGGTATTCCTTCTCTAGTGTCTTTAGTCTTAATACGAGTTCTGCATAGTCAATCATTAATGGTTTCCTTCTAGTCCTGTTTTTTTATCTAATTCTGCTCTGAGCATAGCATTTTCTTCTCTAGTTTTCTTTAGCAACTGAGATAAATGGTGTGCTGTCTTTAGCATTTCTTTATACCTATTTAGGTATAAATTGTAGTTTGTAGAGTCCACTATTTTGTACCAATCTTTATAGAAATGTAAACTATGAGAAACACTATCAATGCCCAGATGTAGACAAAGTCGCTATCTAGCATGACTATCTACAGATCGGTTAGTAGCCTCTAAACTGCGCCATATCTCGACTTTTAGTTGGGCTGCGGTCAACATCCATTTTATCTTCTCCTCGCACTCCACAGCCTCTTTTAATCCCTCTAGTAAGCCAATATACTCTGGGTCTGCATACGCATCTACTTCTGCTGCTGCGACAGACTTAGCCGATGATTTAGACATGAGAATACTGCGTTTAGACTTTAAAAAGTTCTCCAGGTAGATTCTGTTTGCCTTGGCTTTAGCAAAATCTCCTGAGTATTTCATTATGTACTCTACTGCTTTTGTTGGATCTATATCCATTTTCCCCATTCTCCCTTATTACCTTTTTGCCATTGGTCTGCAAATAGATTTAGTAATTGGCTATCGATTTGGTATTTCGAAAGATATTCTCTAAACTTCTGTAAACCCCAAACTGCTCTCCATTTACATAGTTGCCGTACTGCCGATTTTTGCCGAAAGTCTGGATCTGAATTGGGCAAAAGATTCTCCTGCATATGGGTTTAATCCTAACTCTCTGCCCTTGGCTAAAGTAAGTTCATCGCTTGCATACCAAGGCAATGGAGGTTTTACATTCTTCTTTTCCTCTATTACCAACTCATCTTCCCAACGCTGCTGATTTAGCCAAGTGCTTGCATGAGGTATGTAGTCTAACTCCGTACCTTTAACTGTCCAATACTTACGATGCTCTACTATTGCCTCTAGTGCCTTTTGCTTGTGATCGTCTGGCATTTTTTGCCACGATCTTTGCGCTGTTAGTTTACCGACCTTACGGGGATAGATCATCCAAAATTCATCAAAATTAACCATGATGAGCAAACTCCCCATGAAAATGCTCTCTAGCTTTTATCATAACCTCTTTAGCTTCATTTATATCATTGTATAAACCTAATGATTTTCTTTTGCCATTTATGCAAACTCTTGCCCACCATTTTTTTGTTTTCTTATGAAAGCTAATTCCTTTAACACCACTTGTATTTCTACTGTTTTTTCTTGAATACAAAGTATTTTTAGATTGATCAGCAGCTCTAAGATTTTCAATATTGTTATTTAGCTTGTTTCCATCAATGTGATCTACTACTTTTGGCAAATATCCATGTTGCATCAAAAAAATAATTCTATGCTGACAAAATGTTTGGTAATTTATTTCTACTTTTGCATATCCGTTTTTTTGTTCCCATCCAACCTTTTTGCCAGATGATTTATAAAATAGTTTTCCATCTTTGTAATAAAACAAATTGTGTAAATTTATTTCTAGTAATGTAAAATCTTTTGCAGCCATATCAACTCCTGTTTAGTTGTGGTGGTTAGAGACCCCATTGGTTTTAGCGAACCTTTGGGGTTTCGTTTATTTTACTACCTTTTTTCTTTTTGCTTTTATCTTGGGTACTGCGCCCAAAACAGATTGAACTCCATCCCTTTTCCCTTTCATGTTTTCTATTGCCTTCACCAACATACTTTCTAAACCATGTTGCAACAACATTTTATGACCCTGACTATCAAATACTACCTCTACATTAGCAGAGCCATCTATGTTTTCTCTAATTCGTTTGATCTGTATCAGCATCCATCCACACCTTTATGTTTTGATTAAAGTCTGCTTTCATAAGAACTGGCTTATTTAAACAATCTAACATTCTATACAAAGTCTGTTTTACTTCTTCTTTATCTTCTCCCATCACACCAACACCTCTTGCTGTGTACAGATAAGGCTCATGGTTCTTATCGTAAAAGACCTCGCACACCTCGACCCAAGGCTCTCCATCGTTCTCGTCTGAAAAGTCTACCACTCTATGATTCCAATGCATTATTTACTCGCCAAGATGTAAAGACCAACATTACTAAACGCATATCCGCTATATACAACTGCCATAGGCATATTCCCTTTTAGGGCTTGTTCACACCCAATATAGGCATAGATTAAGCCGGTAACAATAATTAGCCAAGCACTCACTTTTTCTTTCTCAACTCTATATGCTTTTGTAAAATGTGCCAAAACTTTGATTTGATAATCATTTTTTCCCCTAAAGTGCATGAAACTTTAATAATCTTATACGAGTTCTACAAATAAGTCCTAAGTATTTTCCCTAATGTATCGTATTTGTTCCATTAACTACCTTTAGGTAGTGTTTATATAACAATATACAACTTGTAGGTAAATATTTAAATAACTATACATCTTGTATATATTTTATATATATCAATCCTAACTTGTATAAAAAAGTGGATATTTTATACATATCCTAAAGACAAAAGAACGACCAACATCACCGAGGTGATGATTTCTACAAGTGATGTATCTTGTTGCAAAATCTGAATAGCTGGCTTGTACCAAACTACTCGGCTATCGCAGGTGTCGACCCTCGCTGTCTGCCACTTCCTCGCAGACCCTCTAGCCCATCTAGCATTTTTCTATCGCGCACAGCATTTAGCGCGTGTCTAGCTGCAAAAGGAAAACCCCAATAGTCTTAGGAGGGGTATGTCCCTTGGCATGGGCAACTGTTGACAGGTGGAAAGCAGATTTCTCGCTGACTGTCTACAACTACACATACCCCGCCTAAAAATACTGGGGTTGTAACTGCTTTCCTTATCTTGGTTGCCACACCAGACGATTCTATTATAAACCAAAAAATTATATCCCGATCAGTTCATTCTGTTTAAAAAGTAGGCAAATTAGCCAATAATTTCCCGATCAGAACTCAAACTCCTTGTAGTCGTACCTCCCATTTTCTTTTTTGTACCAGCCGAAAACCAAGACACGCCAGTTTGACCTTAAAACTTCTGGCAACAAAGGCGATTCGCTTATTTTTTTTATCCGAGTAGACATATTGCTTTTGGAAGTAAGTTGGATGGCTACAGTCTCTCCGTTTCCAATAGCCAATATGTCGAATATTCCAAACAAATCTTTTTTTCGTTTGGTAAAAGCGTTGTACGATTCCACGACATCGCATTGATAGCCTCTCTCGGTCATTAGCGCAATGGTGCGCTGATTAAGACTAGCCAAGATCTTCTGCTGTTATCTTGCCTTCTGAGGCAATAATGATGGCTTTGTGGTGCTTTTGTGGGATGCTGTTACGCATTGACCAGGCATAGACAGTTACATACTTCATGCCGAGCTTGTCTGCTATATCTTTGTAGCTGCCAAATACTTCTAGCAATTTATCAAAGTGTTGTGTTTTTACAACAGTATCCATATCTTCTCCTTTTGTAGATTTTTGATTCTAGCCTAATTCTGTAGAAATGTAGATATTAGGGTATATCCCTAGTAGATATTCTACAAATCTCTACAAATATCTGTATAGTCATATCTAAGCGATGTTGCTTATTTCTTGTGAAAGGGAAAAAATGAAGAACTGGCACATGGTAGTAATTGGAATCTTATTAATTATCTTTGCTCAAATTATGTGGTACGCAACTGGAAAGGGGATTGTATGATGAAATCGTATGATAGTTGGTTAGAAAGTGGTGTAGATCAAGGTTCTCTACAAGATCAACAGGAGTATGTGTGGACTACATATATGAAACAAGGTAAGCCATGCGATCCGATGGATTTGGATAACTTCCAAGAGTATCTTGCAGATGCAACTGCTGATTATGCTGGTGCTGAGAAGTGGGAAAATCTGCGAGAGTATGCAGATCGTGGTGAATGGGAAAAGTTTGGTCGGGCTATTTATTTTTTAGTACACGACCATATTGAAAACAAATTAATTGCGGAGGAAGAATAATGTCTAAATATTTAGAACTTAGAAATGTAGATGTATCGGATAAGATTGAGAAGAAGAATGGTTTGTCTTATCTGTCTTGGGCATGGGCTGTAGACACATTGCTACAACACGATCCACAAGCTACTTGGAGTTATGGTCAGCCTGTATTGTTTGGTGAGACTGTAATGGTGTTCTGCACAGTTAATGCCTTTGGTAAGTCGATGACAGCGCAGTTGCCGGTCATGGACTATCGTAACAAGGCAATACCTAACCCAGACGCATTTGCCGTTAATACTGCGATGCAAAGATGCCTGGCTAAAGCCATTGCTCTACATGGTCTTGGTTTATCTCTTTATGTCGGTGAAGATTTATGGGATGATATAGAGGTAGATTCTACAAAGTTTGTAGAAAAGATATTAAGTTCTCAGGACATCCCAGAACTAAAGGTTAACTTTGCCCAAGCGTTTAAGGAAGTGTCCAAGGACAAAGAGGCAATGAAGAAGGTGAACGATGCCAAAGAAAAACGGAAGGCAGAACTAAGTGAAACTAGCTGATGAGCAGCCTGATAATGTTTGTTTTGATTGTGGAGAAAAATGGGGTTCACACCCCATCAAAAATGGGGAGAATCATAGAGTATGGATCGACCAATGCGATGTCTGTTTAAAGCTCACAGCCGTAGCAGATGCCTCGGAATATGGATATATGAAGGAAGGATGGGATGGAAACAAAGTGGTGTCATAGTTGCCAAATTTATCGGTCAAAAGATGGTTTTAAGCTGGTAGAAACAGGGAGCAGACTAAAGCCAGTAAAAAGGTGGAAGTGTGCATTTTGTCTAAAACGAGAGTCGGAGAGAAAGTATGCGAAAAGAAAGTGATTTTTTTGAGAACGCTAGGAATGTAGCCAAGGCGATAGATGAGGGTACTTATATCTATACCCCTAGTTCCACAGATATTACGATTCGGTGGAGAAAAATTTATGGCTATGTACCGGCAAGCGAGCAAAAGAAGTACCAAAAGAAATGGGCAGAGTTTCGCGCACTAACAGCAAGAACTCTAGAGAATGTGGAGATACCAGAGATACCAGGAGTTGTGCAATGGAAAAAGTGGCAAAAATCCTAGTAGAGATGGGTATTTACATTTTGTTGCCTTTTGCGATAATGAAGGTATCTTGGGATTTAGCAAATTCTTGGATTGAGGAATTAATAAAATGAGAAATAAGCATTGTATGGAGGCTTTCTATAGAACCCTAAAGGATGTTGATATTCCTTCTGGGCAGTCTATGATTTGTGAGCATTTCTTTGCTTGCGGATGGGATGCAGCCATCGATGCTCTTTCTCTCGCATACCAAAGGCAGTTTGAAAATGATGGAGTTGATACACAGCTTATTCGCAGAGACCCACAAGAGCCAATCCCAGACGATGACAAAGAATGATTGGTATCCTGTATGCTTTCATTCCAAATCAGATTACAAGAAATGGCAGTATTACAGAAGGGGATCATGCGAAAGAGTTACAGTATGTGATGACTGTAGCGATGAGTATCAAAAGAAAATGAAAGGGGAAAATCGGTGTTTTATGGCAGAGGCTATGCACCGATCAAAATATGTCTGAACCAGTATCTCAAGCAGTAATGACAGTAACCGAGGTTGCTCCCTTTCAGTTTGCTATTGAAATTGAGGGATCAGATTTATCGTTAGAAGTTTCACAAATTATGGTAAAGTTTCTGAATGACTGCTTACAGCAGATTCATGCGGATCAAAAAATCCATTGAAAGGGATTGTATGGAACAAAGAACAGAAGAATGGTTTTCGGCTCGTCTAGGCAAGGTAACTGCTAGTCGGGTCTCAGATGTCTTAGCCAAGATTAAGTCTGGCGAGTCGGCAAGTCGTAAGAACTACAAGATGGAGTTAGTGGTTCAGCGATTGACCGGCAAAGTAGGGGAATCGTTTACCAATGCTGCGATGGAATGGGGTACAGAGCAAGAGCCATTCGCTAGGATGGCATACGAGGCTCATACAGGCACTTTTGTAAAGGAAGAAGGGTTCGTAGACCATCCCACAATAGAAGGCTTTGGATGCTCTCCTGATGGGCTTGTAGGAACAACTATAAATAGCGAGCAAAATTCCGCTTTTATGATAAGCGGATTAATCGAGATTAAATGTCCGAATACAGCCAACCATATTGAGACAGTCTTGGAGAACAAAGCTCCGAGTAAATATATCCCACAAATGCAATGTCAGATGGCTTGTACAGGTGCTAAATGGTGCGACTTTGTATCATTCGATCCTAGAGTGCCAGATGACTTGCAGTTGTTTGTAGTACGAGTCGAGAGGGATCAGGAGTATATCGACTCGATGGAAGTAGAAGTAAAGCAGTTTTTAAGCGAGGTCTTAGACCTATTTAACCAACTAAAAGCGAGGCAGAAATGACCTATGGTAAATACGAAATGAAAGATGGTAGCTTTAGTCTATTTAAGAACGACAAAAAGCTCACAGATAAACACCCTGATTACAAGGGGTCAATTAAGATTAACGGAGTTGAGCATTGGTTTGATGCCTGGCTAAAGGAAGGCAAAAAAGGCAAGTTCTTATCGGGTCGTATTGGAGATCCGAAACAGAAAGGCTTTACTCCCAAGGGCGATGATGAGATGCCCATAAAAGACGATGATTTTGCTTTCTAGGGGAAAACCATGAAAAAGATTGCTATAGGATTGGTAACATATATGTTACTAGGTAGTGCGTATGCTTGTCAGACACAGACACTTATTGTCGGTGGTAAGCTACAAGTATGTACAATTTGTGGTTCTGTAGTTAGCTGTATGTAACCCCCCAATGAGATCGGCATTAGTAGCGCAATGCTACACCCTTTCAAGGAGTGCCACCCCCCTACCGATCAGGGTGGCTTAATGACCTTTCAAAACGACCTACAGAGGGGTTTGGAGATAGAGGAAAGGGTCTTGGCTATCCTACGCAAGAAATACCCTTGTGCGACCCTTGTAAACGCTTTTAAGGGGTACGATATATGGATACCAGAGATCGATAAGGCAGTCGAGGTAAAGTTTGACCCTATGAGCCAAAGAACAGGCAATATCGTTGTAGAGATAGAGATGTATGGGAAAGACTCAGGATTAATGGCTACCCAAGCTGATTACTGGGTTTTCTACGATGGACAGATGTTTGTCATCATGCCAGTCAAGCACATATTTAAGTGCATCTTCCTGAGTAAACTACAGTATGTAGAATTTATAGGGGAGGGGGATAGTCAGATCAAGAAAGCATTTTTAGTGGACAAGAACACTCTTTTTAAGTACGGCAAGATATTATGAGAGGTATAAGGCTCTTTCGTCTTTTCTTCTGTTTGTAAGTCCTTTTAATTCCTTACCGCCTGCCTTATTCCATTTTAGGAACTCATCGGCAGCAGACTCAAACTCACCCCTATTGTGTTTCATCCGAAGGGTAGAATTTTGGAGATTACCGAGTCCAACATTGAAGGCGAAAGACACAAGTGCGCCAAAGCGACCAGGAGTAAGCCCACTAGGACATAATCGTTGTACTCCGCTTTCAAACCGCGCCAAATCCTCTGCCAGCAGTTTGTCCACTTCCTCCATAGAGAAAGTTCTGTTCCATCCATCTGGGATTGGTAAATTTTTTCGTTCTTCAAGTTTCACCTTTATATGGTTAGGGTCGATAACTCTCCCGACCCCTACAGTCCAAAGTAAAGCTGGACACCGATAAGGGGTAGTTCTGACCCCCTCATGGTGTTTTATCATCTCAATTACTTTGTGGTCAATCATTTCTTAGCAAAGGCTTGCGTACCGAACCAAAAGGCAATAATAGAGGCTAGGATCTGCATCTCATCTGCATCAAACACCATTGGGATAGCCTCGGCAAACGCTGCGCCAGTTGACCAAGCCCACCAGATAGAGGCAATGTCTACAACGATTAGGAGTAAAACAAATAGGTAGGTAACCATTGGTCTTACAGATGCTCGTAGGTTAATAATCCATTGGCTTGCACCCTTACCGATTTCTATATCGTGTTGGTACATGGCTGTGCGTTCTTGTGCCTGAGTCTGCATCTGGACTTGATCGGTACGAATCTCCTCGATCCTAGCCTGTGCTGCGTAGCCTCTTTCTAGCATTTGGAGTTCTCGTTCCATCTGCATCCGAGCAAGTTCTAGTTCGTGAGATTTATCAGATTTATCTTGGAAGAAGTCTAATAGTTTAGGCAGTCCACCCATTAGGAAGGACAAGGCTGTAGAGATTAGTGTAAACATTGTTTATCCAAAAATAATAAGAATGACTAAAAGAAAAGCAATAAGAGCAGAATAAAAGATAGCAAAAGGTTTATTACGCTTTATGACCCCAAGTAAGATACCAGGCAATGACCGCAGCCAACGCATAGCACATATACATAACTCTACGCACTTCTGCCAAATCTTTTCTAAATTCATTTTCTATTTCCTTCTCTTGTTTTTCAATCTTGAGTTTGATGGCTTCTACTTCTGACCATCGCTTTTGACCATGATTTTTTACAAAATCTTTCTTGACCTGTTCTTCTTTTATTCTTATATCTTCTTGTTTTTGCCATTGGATCATGGCTCGTTTGAAATACTGCTCTTTTAGGACTTCTGCTTCTCTTATTTGCCTTCTGCGTTCTAAGGCTTTTTGTTGCGCTACCGAGGCTGCTTCTTTTTGGACATCCTCGATAGATGATCCAATAGCCTTACCGGCTTCTTTGCCTGTCTTTACGCTTTCGCTAAATGACTTTGCACCCTCTAAAAACCCAAATTGATCGGACATATTTCATTTTCTAAATACCAAATCAGCCATCCAAGTTACAAAACCACCAAAGACAGAGGCAGCACCCATAATAGCCCACAAACTACCCTTAGACCTTTCAGCCATTGCTACGAGCTTTTTTATGTCTACTTCCATAGCATCTACTTTCTTTTCCATCGACTCAACTTGTGCTACCAGTTTGCCGTATTTGTAGATGTCGAATGAGTCCTCTGTCATTTATTTACTCGTCTGTAGCTGGTTTCTCTAAACTGGCTTTTAGCATCCCAAAGAACGCATCTTTGCCTACTTTTAATTGGTCTAACGCAAATGCTGTATTGTTAATTTTTCTGTCTAAATCTACACAATGCGAAAATAACTGTTGTTGCTCTTGTGTTAGGTCAGAAAATTCATACTCTACATTGTCAATGGTAATGGGGTTTTTTTGTTTATCGCCCATGTCATTCTCCTTTGTTATTTACTTGCATCTTCTAAAGGCTTGAGGTTTTCATTAGTCCAAAAGTCTTTAGCCAGCATAATCTTGAGATGCTCTTTATTGCGAGCAATCGTATCTGCCCAGTCAGCATCTTCCATGCCCTCTGGCTTATCGCCATTGATTAGGTTTACGGAATCCATCGCTGCCGAGTAGTGCTGGGCGATTTCTTCTGCGGTTTGTACGATTTCAGTCATTATTTTGCTCCTTTAAGTTGGTCAATTTCAGCTTTAAGCTGTTTTACTGCGTTAATCAAATACCAAGTAAGGTTATCCGTATCGACCGACATTACACCAGTAGATTCTGTCTTAACGCACTCAGGCAAAACTTCTGCAAGTTCTTGGGCAATCACACCTAGTTGAACACCCGATTTATTGATTGCACAATGTTCTTCTAATTCTGTAATTTCTTCAGGCAAACGATATTCAAAGTTGCGAACTTGAATTGCAATAATCTTATTAAGACCGTCTGTGTTATCAACAATGTTCTTTTTAAGTCTACGGTCAGAAGTGGTTGACCAAGATGACGAGTTGTTGCCTTGATAAACTCCACCACCACCAGGGCTAATAAATCCAGTATTTGTGCCTTTGCCCGTTGCATCTTTGCCAATAACAATGGTGCTTGTATTTGTACCTGCTGCTGGTTGTGAATTATGCCCAATGAATATTGAATCTTGACCTGTAGTTAAGTTATATCCAGCTTGATAACCAATAGCAACAGATTGTATTCCTGTAGTATTGCTATATAAAGCCTGATAACCTACTGCTGTGTTGTTAGATGCGGTGGTGTTTGACTGTAAAGCTGAATCACCTAACGCCACATTGTAAGAGCCTGTCGTATTTGCATTAAGCGTATTTACACCAAAAGCATCATTGGCTGTGCCTGTAGTGTTATTTCTCAATGCTAATGCACCAACAGCAGTAAGTTGTCCTGTTGTATTTGGATAACCAGCTTGATAGCCTACGATTGTACTATAGGAACCTGTAGTATTAGAGAAAAGTGCTTGACCACCTACTGCCGTATTAAAAGCACCTGTTGTATTACTATAACCCGCTTGATAACCTACTGCTGTGTTGTTAGATGCGGTGGTGTTTGCTTGAAGGGCTTGAGAACCAACAGCTACATTGTTGTCGCCAGTAGTGTTTGAATCAGCCGCTTGATAACCTATTGCAGTATTATCTGTTCCGCCAGCTTCATTTACCGCCAACGCACTAGCACCTACCGCAGTATTACTGGATACAGCACCACCACCCTTACCAACAGTAAGACCTGATATAGATGCATCATTCGCCATTGTTACTGTAGTGCCGTTAAAGGTAAAGTCGGCATCGTCTTGTAGAACTCCACTTGTGCCAGCGTAGGTTACTCGACCAGATGTTAGTGCTGAGTTTGTAACGGCTGTAAATTTACCTGTAGATGCTGTAGTAGCACCAATAGTCGTTCCATTGATAGTTCCACCAGTAATAGTTGCACCAGAGCTAGAGAAAGTATTAGAAGTAACAGTTGCGCCAGTAATTGTTCCACCTGTGATCTTAGGTGCAGTCATGGTATATGTACCATCACGAATACCATCTCCGCAGTCTCGGATCTGCGCCATCATATCGCGCATAGTATCGTTTACTGCTGATGGGAGCATCCCTTCTGGAGCACCATCTGGAGGAGTAGCTGTGTTATTAGCAGGGGTTAGAGAATACTTTGTATATGCCATGATTTTCCTTAATTACTCTGTTATTCCAAATGCAGCACCATACCCAAGGTTTAGCGCTTTCCGTTGCAATTCTTTACTAATTGGTTCTATGTTTGTTGTAGATGCTTTAGACATTAATCTTGCTGCTAATTTAGGATCTAGCATAGAATCAACAAGCAACTCTCTAATTTGGTCATCTGTACCATTGTAGAGCCAATTAAGAGGTGCTACCACCTTGTTTGCTGCTGCCGGTACTTCTCCAAACATTTGTTTGCCGATGATTCCACCGATAACATTAGCTGTAGAAAGATTTTTAAATGTATCTGATCCTGGCACTCTGCCTGATTTGTTTAGAACACCAGAATCTAAGTCTCTACCAACTCGTTCTAGGATCTTTACTTGCATCTGAGACATATCTGTTTCTTTTGCTGCTGCTCGGATAGCATTAACAAATTTAGGTTGAGAAATCATAAACTGACCAACATTAATAGGATCAGGAATTGTAGAAAGAACCTTACCTCTAAAGCCTTGGGCTGCTTCTACTTTCTCAATATTTTTACTTCTTTGAGCATAGACTTTTAGATAGTCTTTATATCCAGGTGCTGACGAGTCAAGTACATCATCTACAGCCTTAATAACGCTTTCTAGCTGTCCTTTTGCTAGACTATATGCAGAACCTTCTCTATCCAAAAGACCTTGTGCTGCTGCTCGTAAATCCTTGCGAACCTCATAAAGTGATCCAACTGTATCTGCTCTGTTTACAGAGTTTTTAGCAAAGTTCATAGCATTGATAACTGTAGATCGCTTACCCACATCAGAAGCTAAAATATCGTCAATCTGTTTATTAACTACCAAAGAGATAGCAGACTGTATTTGTTGTGGTGTTTGTGTTGATGCAGCAAACGCTGCCTCTCGCATTGGTGCAGTAGCAGTCTCTCGATTAGCAACAGCAATGTTAACCGCATCTTGGTCTTTAGCTAATCTGTCAATAATAGCCATTCTTGCTTTATTAGCTTCGGATGCTTGTGCAGCAAACTTGCCTGTAACATCCAATGCGCGAATAGGTGTTTCTGCTGAGATTAATCCTACATCTCTGCTTGCTTGTGCTGTAGTTGGTGTATAGCCAGGAACTTGTGGTTGGAACTCTTGCATACGAGTAATAGCAGTCTCTGGTTTGTTTGCCAACTGTCGTAAGACATTACCTGTAATAACTTCTCTGCCTGCCTCAGTAAATGGTCGAACAGTCTCTCTAACTGCTCTGCCTGCTGCTGGAATAGCCGTAGTTGCTGTTCCAGGTGCGACCATGCCTCCTAACATTGCCAAGCCTAATTGACCGCCTGCACCAACATCTGCATATTCTCTACCGGCAGCCGATGCACCAGCACCACCTACCGCAGCAGATGTTTGTAGAGGTAAATTCTCAGTAAAGAACTTTTGTACAGCAGATGGCTGTGTTAAGGCTGTTTTACCAGCTTGGTATGCTCTTTGAACTAACGCAGCAGGGGCAGCAACACCAGATACGGCAGAAGTAATATCTTGAATTACTTTCTCGCCTTTAGTCTCCGCCTCTGGCAATCCTGCTTGTGTCATGCCTCTTTGTAGAACTTGGCTAGGCATTTGTAACTGTGGAATTTCTGTTCCTGTTACCTTACCAACACCGCCTGTAATAAGATTAATAAGTGTATTAAGAGCATCACCAGCTAATACAGGAAGCCCTGCTGCGCCTGTAGTAGCAGCCCTAGCAGTCAATCCTAATTGCCGACCAATATCTCTACCTAATTGATTTTGGTCTTGTCCACCCAAAGACTCAGCAATTAACTTTTGAGCCTGTTCTGGTGTAGTTCCTTCTGGAACTTCAAATCGACCTATTCTGCCATCAGGCATTTCATATCGAGCTATTGGCATTATTCAAATCCTAAAAATTTAACACCTCTTGCAGATGGGATACCTAAATCTTTTGATTTTGGAACTTTGTTAACTTTTTCGTAAAAGTCTTTAGGTAATACTGCACCAAGTTTTGCATCGTACTCTTGAACTGCTGTAAGGTTAAATTCGTTCTTTTTGTACAGATTTCTAGAAAAATCAGCAATTTTTTCTGCTCTTTCAGCAAACCTATTATTAGCATCAGCCATCAATGCTCTACCAGACTCTGAATTAGCAAGGCTTGGAACTGCATTAATATAGGCTTCAAATTCTATATTAGATGTTGCACCAGAGCCAGGAGGTCTAACTTTAACTGCTGTCTGAACAACTAAAGATTTAGCCAAATCGTTTGCTGTTACTGTATCTGTATTTAATCCTAAAGTTTTTGCAGTATCGGCTGTTAATTGAACTATCTTACCACCACCTTTACCTTTTAACAGTTCATTAATCTGTGTTGCAGATGTAGCAAACTGTCTTGCTGATACAGCTTGGTTTGTAAGGTTTTCTACTACACCTTTATCAATCTCTGCTAGGTTCTTTTGACCAAGATCAACTACTGTCTTTGGTGCGGATAGTGTTTTAATTCTATCAAAGGCTGCTTTTTGATCTGGTGGCAATTGGTTATATGCTATTGCCGACTTAATATCAGCAGGCAAATTGTCTTGTTTTGCAGTAAGTTCTGCATACTTGCCAGGATCTGTAGCTGCTAAAAATTGCAATGCTGCTGCATTAGCTTTTACTGGATCTATAGTGGTTGGTAGGTTTCCTCGTAATGCTGCAACAGTTTCAGGTACAGCCATATCTCCACCAAACTCAGGGCGAGATAGCATTTCTAACTGAGATCCTTGACCTGTAGCCATTGGAATAGCTTGTGGAACTTCTGCACCTTTTAGCATTTTTTGGTATTGTTCTTGGGCTTGTTGTTTTTTCTTGTATTCAGCCAACTGTATGCCAGTTACCATCTGTTTGAGACTGCGATCAAACGATTGGTTATAGCCTTCCATGCCTGCACCTAATGCGCTACCAAATAACTGTCCTGTGCTAATAGGCTCTCTTGTTCTGCCAGACTGTGCTAGTAAAGCAATAGCAGAATTTAACAAGGCTTGTTGTCCTGCATTAGACTGTATACGCTGTTGCTCGGCAGGACTAAGAATTTGCGAATAGTCTTGTTGCTGACCGAATAAAGTAGATAGATCAATTGCCATGTTTTATCCTAGTAAAGAATTTGGATTTCTTGGTTTTTGTAAAGCCAATAAGTTGTATAAACCTGAGTAATCAACTGCGCCTTGAGGCATCTGTGTTCTACCGCCCATCTGCATTTGTGGATAGGCTTGTGCTTGTTGTTGCTGACCACCACCTAATAAACCACTAGCAGATCTAATTCCTTGAATAGCTTGCATTGGTGATATTTTTGTAGGAGCAGATGCTGCTGCACTAGCAATCTCTGCATCTAACGCAGCCATTTCTGTAGGCAATGTAGTAGCAGGCACATAATTACCGCCAGGAGATAAAACAACTTCTGATGAATAATCAACTATTGGTGCGCCACCACTTGCACCTACTGTTCCTAATAAAGTTTCTGTGCCAATAGGCAATCCTGTATTTGCTGCACCGACCATACCTGCTGTAGTTGCACCTTCTGCTAATGCTGCTGCCTCTAACGCTGCTGCTGCTTCGGCTGATGCTGCTGCTGCTGATCCTGCTGCTGCTGCCTCTGCTGTGGTTGCGCCTGCTAGAACTGCTGCATCTGCTGCTGCTGTATAGGCTGCTGCACCTGCTGCTGTCAATCCAACAGTAACCCATCCACCAGGTATTTCTCTGTTAACAAAAGTATCTACTTCTGATAAACCTTTGCCTATGGGTTGTACAACAGCTTTTTCAATTTGCTCTACGACTCCACCACACATAATTAATCCTTTAAGTGTTTGACTGTGTTAAAGCCAACAGTTTTATAACCTAGTCTCTCATAAAACTGTCTGGTTTTATCCATGTCTACTGCTGTTGTTTGTCCTAAATGCAGATCGTCTGCACCCATATCTTTAGCCCATGTTTCTAGTGATTTTACTAGTTTAAGTGCCACTCTACTACCTCGATACTCAGGCAATACAAAGAACCCTAGATCGCTGACTCTTTTACGATTACTAAAGAAATACTCATGGGCTAGACCAGATATAAACCCAACAATTCTGTTGTGTTCTATTGCGATAAATCCGACTGCATTAGGATTCTTAAATAAATGTAGAATCTTGTGCTTTTCTGGTATTGCGTAAGAAAACTCTGCTTCGGCTACCATCTTGGTAACCAGTTCAAAAAACTCCTCTAAACGATGTAGGGTTAGTTTTTCTATTATCAGAAGAATCCACCACCTAATAATCCACCGAGGGCTGCACCGCCTAATGCGCCATAACCCGCACCGATTGATGGGAACGCTTGACCTAGTGCATAACCGCCTAGACCACCAGCAAGACCGCCACCAAGGATTCCTGCACTACGATTTTGAAAGGTAGGTGCATTTGTGGTTTGTGTGCCATAGCTTCCTAATGGAGTGCCATAGACCGATGACAGATAGCCTTGGAGTTGTTGATAGGGTAACTGTTGTCCGAACTGATAACGAGCCAATTGCTCTTGTAGAGGTTGTGCTGCGATTGCCTCTTGCTGTGCGCCAACTTGGGCTAATGTCTGAGAAGGTAGGAATTGCTGGCTGTAGAACTGAGGTGCTAAACCTGCTAACTGAGATTGGGCTAATTGAGCCTGTTGTTGTAGCCCTCTTTCCTGTTGATACTGTGTGCCTGCAATATTGGCTGTAATGTCCCCTAGAGACCGCCCATAAGCCTCTGTAGCCGTTCCCAAGGCTCTTTCCATACTACCACTACCCAAACGACCAGACTTGCTGTAAAGGCTCGAAATGCCTGGCAATACAGTTTCGCTAAATTGTTGGGTTAGTGGGCGAGTAGCTGCTGCCATCATCGCTTGTTGATAGGGATTCGCATTTAAGAATCCACCGGCAGCAGTCTGTCCGACTTGACCTAAAGATGATGTATAAGCCTGTTGAGCCTGTTGTAGAACAGGAGACTGTTGACGAGCCAATTGTTCTTGCTGTGCAATAGCTTCAGTCGTAGCAGCAGATGGGCTTACATAAGTCTGACCAGGAAAGAACTCAGGTTGTTTTCCTGTTAAGAATAGACTCTGCGCCCTCTCTAAACCTTG